AATGGGTCCAGATTGCTACAAGGACAAGGAAAGATATCCTGATGGTCCGTGGTGCAAGGAAGGTGATTGGGTAATGTTTGCCCGATATGCAGGATCCAGAATAAAAATTGAGGGAGGAGAAATTCGTCTGCTAAACGATGATGAAGTTTTAGCAACCATCAAGAATCCAGAGGATATCTTGCATGAATATTAACCAACATAGGAGATAACTATGCCAACAGACGAAAACAAAACAGTGGACATTGATACGTCTGGCCCAGGGGCCGAGATCGATGTACCAGAAGAAAAAGATGAGTCAGTCGTAGAGACTGAATCAAAAGAAACCAAACAAGAAACAGAGACCACGGACCAGGAAACAAAACCTGCTGAAAAATCTGATGGAGAATTAGAAGAATACAGCAAAGGTGTTCAAAATCGTATTGCTAAACTCACAAGAAAAATGAGAGAAGCAGAACGTAGGGAAAAAGCAGCTTTAGATTATGCTAAAGCGGTTGAACATAGAAGACAGGAATTAGAATCTAGATTTAAAAAGACAGATTCTGATTATGTTAAAAAATTTGAGTCAAGCGTTCAGTCTGGACTAGAGTCAGCTCAAAGAGAACTGGCAATAGCGATAGAGAATGGAGATGCTAAAGCTCAAACAGAAGCTAATAAAAGAATTGCACAACTCGCTTTTGAGAATGCAAAACTGGAACAGCTAAAACAAGGTAGGGAAGAAACAGTACAGGAACAACCTGTCAAACTTTCTGACGGTGGAAGATTACCAGAACAAACTCCAGCAGAATTACCTCAATCAGATCCTAGAGCGGAAGATTGGGCAGCTAAAAATACGTGGTTCGGTCAAGATCGAGCTATGACTTTTACTGCTTTTGAAATCCATAAGGATTTAGTTGAAAAAGAAGGGTTTGACCCTAATTCTGATGAGTACTATGCGGAAGTTGATAAACGAATAAGAGTTGACTTTCCACATAAGTTTGGTAATACTAATCAACAAACTACGTCCAAACCAGTTCAGTCTGTTGCTTCGGCAAATCGAAGCGTAAAACCAGGACGCAAAACTGTGAGACTCACTTCATCACAGGTAGCAATAGCTAAAAAATTAGGAGTGCCACTCGAAGAGTACGCAAAACAATTAAAAATCACGAAGGAGGTATAGCGTATGGAAAAAGATAACAATAAGACTTCCCGTGCGAATCAAACACGGTCAAAAACTGAAAGACCAAAAGTGTGGGTTCCACCATCATCTCTAGATGCACCCCCTGCACCTGATGGATTCAGGTATAGATGGATTAGAGCAGAGAGCGTTGGATTTCAGGATGTTAAAAACATCCAAGGTCGGATCAGACAAGGTTATGAACTTGTTAGAGCCGAGGAAATCGAAAATGCATCTGACTATCCTGTCGTCGAAGACGGCAAATACAAGGGAGTGGTTGGGGTTGGCGGCCTTTTGCTTGCAAAGGTTCCAGAAGAGATTGCGCAGCAACGTCAAGATTACATGAGGTCAAAAGCCGAAGGTATGGACGAAGCAATAAACAACGATCTTATGAAGGAGCAAGACAACAGGATGCCTATCAATATTGATAGACAGTCCCGTGTAACCTTCGGTGGTACAAAGAAATAATTTTTTAGTTATTTCTCGGGTTAATCCCTATCATCGAATTAACGTTAACAACATGGAATAGGAGAAACTATGGCAAACAAAAACACAAAAGGTTTTGGTTTGATCCCTGGTGATAGATTAGGAAATACTCCTGCTATCTCTGGTCAATCAAAATACTTTATAGATGCTGGCTACGGCACAGCTATTTATAACGGTGGTGCTGTCAAAAGTGCTGCTGGATACATTGTCGAAGGACAAGGTTCAGCTGCTCCTGTAGTTGGTGTACTTAACGGAGTATTTTACAATGCGGCTACTACATTGAAGCCGACTTGGGCAAACTACTACGCAGGTTCAATCACACCAGCAAACAGTGAAGACATCACAGCGTTCGTAAATGATGATCCATTCCAGAACTACATTGTAGCGACTGACGATGCAGCAGCTCAAGCTTTGTTCCTAGAAACATTCGATATGAATGCTTCTGCTGGAGATACCAACACTGGTAAATCAACAGCAACTTTGGACATAGGTACAACTGGTGCAGACAACAAACAATATAGATTATTAAGATCAGCAGAGGATCCTGAAAATGATGATGCTACTGCTGCTTACAGATCTGTAATTGTTGTTGCTAACTTGTTAGAACTACAATCATAATAGGAGTATATAGACTATGGCAATATCACGATCACAACTAGTTAAAGAACTAGAGCCAGGCCTAAATGCACTATTTGGTCTGGAATACAAAAGGTATGAAAATCAGCATGCTGAAATTTATACTACTGAATCTAGTGACAGAGCTTTTGAAGAAGAAGTTATGTTATCTGGGTTCGCTAACGCTCAAGTAAAAGGTGAAGGTCAAGGCGTATCATTTGATTCTGCACAAGAAACTTTTACTGCGAGATACACTCACGAGACAATCGCTCTTGCGTTTGCTATCACTGAAGAAGCTATCGAAGATAACCTCTACGACAGACTTGCTTCTAGATACACAAAAGCATTAGCAAGATCTATGGCGAATGCTAAACAAGTAAAAGCAGCGGCTCCATTGAACAATGGTCTACCTTCAGTAGGCACATTCAAATCTGGAGACGGTGTTGCACTTTTCAGCACGTCACACCCTACGATAGCAGGTACTTTCAAAAATACCTTAACTACGCAGGCAGATCTTAACGAAACTTCATTAGAACAAGCCCTAATCGACATTGCGGCTATGACTGATGAAAGAGGTCTCAAAATTGCAGCTAGAGGAGTAAAAATGATTATTCCTTCTGAAAACCAATTCACAGCTGAAAGACTTATGAAGTCTCAAGGCAGAACTGGTACAGCTGATAATGACATAAACGCTATTGCGTCTATGGGAATGATCCCTCAAGGTTACAGAGTTAATAACTACTTAACTGACACGGATTCTTTCTACATTATCACTGACGTGCCTAATGGAATGAAAATGTTCCAAAGAGCAGCGTTAAATACTGCAATGGAAGGTGATTTCGATACTGGAAACGTTAGATACAAAGCTAGAGAAAGATACTCATTTGGAGTATCAGACCCTAGAGGTATCTTCGGCGTTGAAGGTGCGTAATTAATACACAACTTTCATTTAAAAGGGGGCTTTCGGGCCCCCTTTTTTTATGCTAGAAAGATAAAACTCATATGAAAAAATATCTTGTACAGATCAGGTCCAGAGGATACTTCACAAAGTTTAATGTGACTTGCGTAGACAGCGAGGAAGCGTTAAATGATGCAATAGTTGACAAACTAGGACAATCTGATATAGTATGGGAAACAAGTGGATTTTACAATAAAAGTAAAACTTGGATAACCTATGAGGAGGTTAATGATGCAAACACACGTTCAGAACCTTTACAAACAGAAAAGGACTCTAGAACTGAAATGGGAGCAGCACTATAACGACGAGGGTAGATATACTCTTGATATGGTGAGGATTGATAACAAAATTAAAGAAGTTATCAACCACATTAAATTAGCAGAAGCAAAACAAGCTAGTTTGATGAATAAAATTGAAGATGCTGCACCACAAGTATCAGTAGCTACTTAATTAAACGCTACTAAATCGCTGGAAAACGTCAACTCCACTACAAACTCTCTTGCACTTCACTAAAATCTAATATATAAAATCATTACTATACAATTAATAAGAACATGAACGAGTATAGTCGACGGCCTAGAGATCATGTTCGTAAACTAGGAGGATATAAATATGGCAAATACTACATTTTCAGGACCAGTAAGATCGGAAAACGGTTTTCAAACAATCGTTAAAAATTCTACAACTGGTGCTGTAACAAATACAATGACTTTTTCTGAGTACACAGCAACAGTAACTGTTGCTAATGGTCAGACAACAGGAAAAGAATCAGCAATCGGTATTCCAGCAAATTTCATTCCAATGGGAGTGACTATTTCTGTAACTACTGCAGCAACAAACGCTGTTAACTTAGTTGATATTGGAACAGATGCAGACACAGATGGTTTCGTAGATGGAATCACAGCAGCTGTTAACTCAACTGGTTTCAAAGGATTCTTTCCTTGCAACGGTGTATTAGGAATGTCAGGCGGAGCAACTACTGCTTCTACTGCAACTCCTGATGAAGTTGAAGTTGTATTAGGCGGTGATCCAGGAGCAACTGGTGCTACAATCGTGATGAAATTCATCGGCGTAGCAAGTTCTTCAGACGCTAGCTAATAATTAATTATGGAGCTCCTTCGGGAGCTCCTAAAATTTAGGAGAATAACATGGCAAGTAAAGGCGATATACAAGCAACAAGATCAACAGCAGCTGCAGGTGCAACAGCAATTATTGCTGCACCCGTTAGATTAAGAGGTATTATAATTGCTTCTGATGCAGTAGGAGCAGGAGTTTTAGAATTAACTACAACTTCTAATTCAGGTACAACTTTATTTATTGGGGATGTTCCAACTGGAGATGTAATTAATTTTTCATTTCCTGAAGATGGAATTTTATTTCCAAAAGGAATTTATTGTAAAACTAAAACTAATGTTGCTGCTTATACATTATTGACAGATAAGTATTCTGGACCAAGTTTAACAGCGTAGGAGGCTTAAATGGCTAATACTACTTCTGGAACATATACTTTCGATAAAAATTTTTCTATTGATGAAATCATAGAAGAAGCATACGAAAGAATTGGTATGCAACCTACTGCTGGTAATCAAATGAGAATTGCCAGACGTAGTTTAAATATTATGTTTCAAGAATGGGGAAACAGAGGTCTTCATTATTGGGAAGTAGGAAACTCATCTTTTACATTAGTGGATGGTCAAGCAACTTATACAACTTACAGATCAACTTCTGATGGTACTTCTGATGCAACTGCAATTTATGGTGTATCAGATATTTTAGAAGCTGTTTATAGAAATGCTTCTTCGGTAGATACTTCACTTACAAAAATTGATAGATCAACTTATCAAGCTATTCCAAATAAAACTTCAGAAGGTGTACCTTCACAATATTTTGTTCAAAGGTTCGTGGACAAAATTACGATGACTTTGTATCAAACACCAGGGTCCACTGAAGCAGGCAATTTTGTAAATTTTTACTACATTAAAAGAATTCAAGATGTTGGAAATTACACAAATGCAACAGATTTACCTTTTAGATTTGTTCCTTGTATGGCATCTGGATTAGCATTTTATTTATCACAAAAGTTTAAGCCTGAATTAACACAACAATTAAAATTATTTTATGAAGATGAACTAGCTAGAGCTTTAGCTGAAGATGGATCACCATCAAGTTCAATCATAACACCAAAGGCTTACTATCCAAATGTCTAAATTTGCAAGAGGAAAATATGCACAATTTATATCAGACCGTTCTGGTCAAGCATTTCCATATAAAGAAATGGTTACAGAATGGAATGGTTTAAAAGTTCATTTTTCTGAATATGAACCAAAACAACCACAATTAGAACCAAAACCACACGGTGCTGATCCACAAGGATTACAACAAGCAAGACCAGATAG